TCCTTTGGGAATGGCCCTTCAGGCCGGGTCGATCAGGTATTCAAACGTCTGCACCATGTGCGACGTCAGTCCGTCCGGATCACGCAGCGCGAGCGTGTCGCGGTGCAGCCCGCTGATCACGAAGAACCCGGCGATCGTCATTGGGCTCGTCAGCGCGTCCCGCACCGCGCCGGCGATCTGCTTGGCGGGCGGGAAGCCCGGCGGCTCGCGCGTCCAGACGTGGACCGTGACGGTGGCCTGCCAGGCGTCGCCGCAGCCGTTGCCGTCGTCGAGCACCTGGTCCTCGCCGAGCGTGATGTACGGAAACGTCGGCGCGGCCGGGACGGTGTCGTAGACGCGGCCGGCGACCAGCGCCGCCACGGCAGGGTCGGTGACCAGCCGGTCGCGGACGGACTTCTGCAGCGCCAGCGTCGGGTCGGCCATCAGGTCGCCTCGCCGGCCACGGCCAGGACGTCGAAGTAGATTTTCTTCTCGTCCCTGTTAGCGATGTCAGTGACGTTGAAAGGCGTGCCCTTGCGGACGTCGCGCGCCTGCCAGCCGGGATGAATCTGCGCGGTCGCGGCCGACCAGCGGACCTTGATGATCACCGGCTGGCGGCCGGTCAGGCGATCGGCCATGACCGCCTCGCCGCCCTTCAGCGGGCTGATCCTGGCGTCGACCACGAACTGCTCGACGAAGGGTCCGGTGACAGGATTGCCGTAGCCGTCGTCGACCGTCGTCCGCCGATCGAACGCCACCCGCTCGCGCATCTCGCCGGCGGTCATCGCTCACCCTCGATCCGCGGGGCGAGGAACAGCGACGGCGGCGCCGGCGGCCAGCGCCGCAGCGGCGCAGAGCTTGCGCGCGAACACCACCCGGCCCGGCCGGAAGACGATCAGGGTATGGCCCTGCCGCTCGGGCGGGCGCCACTCAAAGGCGCGGACAAAGCGCAGCCACATGGTCACACCACCGGCAGGCGGTAGGGCCGCGACAGCGTGTCGGCGCCCTCTGGCACCTGGTGCAACTCGCCGGCCGAGGCGGTCTCGCGCTGGTCGTACCAGTAGGCCACGGTCATCAGGATCGCGTGGCGCAGCGCCGCCGGCACCGTGCCGTCCGCATAGCCGGCGACATACTCGACCACCACCGCCTCGTCGTCCGTCAACGTCGCCGGCCAGGCCGCGCCGCTGGCCAGGGTGAACCATGCGGTGTCGGTGCCGAGGCCGACGACCCGGTAAGCGCCTGGATCGAGAACCTGCTCGGCGCCGTCGACGTCGAGGTAGCTCACCGCCTCGATCGCCGTGACGCGCGGGTAGGGAATGCGCCCGGCCTCGGCGTCGGCCGGGAAGGCGTCGAGCCGCCAGGCAATGGTCTGCGCGCCGATCGACCGCCCGAGGATGCCGTCCGGCCCGTCGAAGTAACTGGTGGCCGCGGCGACCAGGCCGGAGATCAGCGCGTCGTCGTCGGTGTGGTCGACGCGCAAATGCGCCTTCGCCTCCTCGACGGTGACCACCGGCTCCGGCGGGACGGTGACGACCGCGCTCACGGGGCGGCCTGCGCGTCAGTTGCAAGATGGATATGTTGCACGGTCAGGCCGCCCTGATCCGGCTCAGCACCGGGTAAAGGTCGCAGCGGACGACCGAGCCGTCGCCATTGACCAGCGTCAGCAGCCCCTCGGCGTCGATCGTCAGCGCCACCACCGGCTCGCCCGCCGCGCCGCGGTCGCCCTTCGGCCCCGCCGGCCCGCGCTCGCCCGGCTTGCCTTGCCGGCCCTGCATGGCGACGAGCTGCCAGCCGTCGCCGGGACAGTTGCCGGGGTCGTCCCGCCGCGCAATGAACGAGGCGCCGTTGAGCGCCACCACGTCGAGCGCCCGGTAAGCCTCGTGGGCGGCCCATGTCCCGCGGACCGTGAACGACCGCCCGTCCTGGCCGTTGCGCCCGGCTATCGCGATAAGCGTCCAGTCATCAGCGTCCGGCGGCTCCCGGCCGGTGTCCCGCGCCGCCTGCCAGGTCGACCCCTGGTGGCAGACGACCTCGCCTTCGTAATGGACCACGTCCGACCATGCCCGGACCGCCGGCAGCTTGCCCGCCGGACCGTCGAAGCCGCGCGGCCCCGGCTCGCCGGGAGCGCCGTCCTTGCCGTCCGCACCGGGAATTCCCGGCTCTGCAGACGCCGCCGCCAGCTCGGCGAGCCGCGCCCGGTGCTCGGCGTCACGCAACGCCCTGTCCCGCTCGGCCTCGCGCTGCAGCGAGGCGATCGCCCGAGCAACGGCCGCGGCCGCGGCGTCAATGAACGAGGCGAGCGAGGTCGTGGGCGACAAGGTCGTCGATCTGCCGGCTGAAGTCCTCGAAACCCCGCTGGTCGTCATCGGCCTCGGCCTCGTCGTCTTCCGCAGGGGCGGCGTCGTCATTGGCGGGCGCCGGCGCCGCGGCAGCCTTCGGGTCTGGCGGCTTCATGTCCGTCCCGTAGCTCAACGGGACAACCTGCATTTGTAACCGTGGGGATACCCCATGCCCGCCGGCCACTGCCGGCAGATCGAAATCGCTGCGCGCCTCGTCCGGCGACATGATCCCGCTGATGGTCGCGCGGGCCAGCCCCTCGATGCGGTCCTTGAAGGCCGATCGCAGCAGCGCCCGCGTGTCGAATTCGACGTACTCGTCCGGCCAGCCCTTCAGCCGGTAGAGGCCGTCAAAGGCGAGCTCGATATGGTTCAGCGCGAAGCCGAGCCCGCTGGCGATCCACGACTGCATCAGCAGCTCGGTCGACGCGAACGGCGTGCCGCCCACCCCCAGCACCTGCAGCGGCATGCGGAAGGCCAGCGCCACGTTCTGGTCGGTCATCTTGAGCAGGTTGGCGAGCTCGCCGTCCTTGGCCGACTGGGTGACTTCCTTCGCCTTCAGCCCCCAGGTCAGGATCGGCGTGCCGCCGGCGTTGTCGCCCTGCGTCTGAGCATTCCACCGCTCGCGAAGGTCCGCCGTCTGCTGCGCGGTCAGCTTCTCGTCGGTCTCCAGCATGAAGCTGGGCCGCGCCTGGTTGAGGTAAAAGTTGATCTGCTGGCTGAGCACCGCGCCGGTCATGGCGAGGTCTAGCGTGGTCGACAGGATCGGGCTCACGCCCTTCAGCGGATGCCGCGGTGTGTGCAGCCGGACGTGCAGGACGTCGCGCGCCGGGATCGGTGCCGAGAAGTCAAACCGCCGCTCGATGACCTCGTTGCCTGACAGGCTGTAGAACACCGACCCGTCGGCGGCGACCTCGGCCGTGCCGTCGCGCATCAGGTGCAGCTCCGCCGCCTCGGCCCGGTCGTTGCGCAGCGCCACCGCGAACGCCTCGCCGTGGGTGTAGAGCCGCCGCGTCAGGTTCAGCAGGAAATCCGATATCGACTGGTAGTCGTTCGGCCGCCGCAGGACGCGGGCGAGCGCGGTGTTGCTGACCCGCTCGCGCCCGCCATTCTGAAGCGTGCGCCAATGGTCGCCGGGACACATGGCGACGGTCTGCGCGTAGGCCGAGACGCAAGCCTCGACCATGGCGCTGCTCTCGCCGTATGGCTGCAGGCTGTAGCCCTGCTGCCACCAGTTCCACGACCGCCCGGCGGTGGCCGACAGCCAGCCGCCGGACAGGAAATACGGCCCCGGCCGATACTCGCCCTCTTTGGCGGCGCGTGCCGCCATGGGCCGCAGGATCCGGGACAGCCAGTTCGCCATCAGCGCGTCTTGTAGCCGGCCCGCTCATTGTCGGCCTTGGTGTCGCGCTCGCGCTTCACCCCCGGCGTGATGTCGTGCTCGTAGGTGCCGGCCTTGATGGCGTCGGCCACTTCCTGCGACGGGTCGGGGGGGATGTCGCCGGCCGTGCGCGCCGCCGCTTCTGCCTCCTGCGCTTCGCGAACCTCGCGGGCTTTGTCGGCCTCGACGTCCTTGGTGCCAGCCGTCGCAGCGGCAGCCTTGTCGGCCGCGGCCCTGTCGGCCCTCGCCTTGCGCGCCCGCTCGTCCGCGGCCGCCGTGTCGTTCGGGTCTGCCATGGTCTTCACTCCGTGTTTTGGGAATTGGGAAACGGGGACGAGGCGAGGGTGCGACGGACACCTCGTCCCCGTGGCCGAACCTGAAGGGAGGTAGGGACAATCAGGTCCGGGTTAATGCTGGCAGGGTACCTACCAAAGCACGTTGTCGATCCAGGTGAGCGCGCCGGCCCGCCGGGTGTTCCAGGTAATGTCGAGCAGCATCCGAACCGCAATCTGCGCGGTCTGGAACATCGAGGCCGCCGGCGCCGCCACCGTGGCCGGTGCGCCCGGCGTGCTGATGGCAAGTGGCGTGGTGTCCTCCATGTGCAGCACCGCCTCCTCGCTGAGGTCGAATTCCGGCGTGTCGCCGGTCGCCGTCAGGAAGTCGTCGGCGTCGATCAGGAAGATGTCGGCCACCGGGATCGAGGTCGACACGATCGGCGAGAAGCGGCTCGTGAACTGGTCCGACCAGTTGAAGCCGGTGTTGCCCGGCCCCGGATACATGCTGAGCGAAATGGCCTGCGCCGGGTTCATCAGCAGTCGCAGGTTGGTGCCCCGGTTGGCCGCGGCAAACGGCGCATAGAGTTTCTTCAGGTCGGCGATGATGGCGTTGTATTCCTGGCCGGCCACCACCGCTGTCGGCGTCAGCGAGGCCACGCCGTTGGTGAGGCCCGCCGGGCGGATCGCCGAGCCGGCCGTCGCGTCCAGGAGCAGCGTGTCGATGGTGACCGCTGTATCCTCGATGATCGCCCGCCGGACGATGCCCTCGATCGCCGGGTTGCTGTATTTGGCGATCTCGCGGCTGAAGACCGAGATCACGCCCATCTTGTGCGGCGTGAGCGTCTTGGTGGTGAGGCCGAGCTTGCGCACCGGAATCGGCGAGGCCTCGCCGACGAACGAGCCCGAGATGCTCGGCGTCGAGGCCCGCGACGGGATTTTGATATTCCCGCTGTTCGGCCCGAACGTCACCTTGGTGCCGGCCGCCGCCAGCGCCGGATAGACCGAGGCCGGCTGCAGGCTGTTGAGGAAGGCTGTGGTGGCCGTCTCGACCAGCTCGGCCGCCCAGCCCGTCACCGTCGTGCTGGCGCCGAGCACCGCCGCGCGGGTGATCATCGCCGTCGGCTCGTGGCCGGGATAACGCTGCGCCAGGACTTCGTCGGGATCCTTGTTCTGGATCACCGACTGCACCCTGACGACCGCGCGCCGGAAGAACAGGTCGAGCGGGTCGACCTCCTTGCGCACCACGCCGAGCGGCAGGCGCTGCACCGCCGGTGCCGCCACCTTCTGCGTCGCCCCGCCGGCGCTGGTTCCGATCTTCGATTCCGAGGTCTTCAGGGCGGTGACGGTGCGCTCCGCGACGCTGATCTGGTCGTTCAGAGCTTCGATTGCGTCGAGGTCGAGCACGTCGGCGGCGTTGATCTCCGCCAGTCTGTCGCGCTTGGCGTTGAGGTCGGTCTGCGCACTTTCGATGCGCTGGCTGAGGGATTGCTTTTCCATTGTTGGGTTGGCCTTCGGCGGCGGGCCGCGCCCGTCCGCAGTCCTGGTGTCGGCATGCTCGCCGTTGAACCCTTTCCACGGCCAAACGCCGGCATGCTCGCCGAAGGCCAAGGACATGGTTTCGTTTGAAATGTTCAGCGCCCGCGCTCTGGCGAGTGCATTGGTGTTGCTGCCGACCGAGACCAGCGAAGCCTCGTAAAGCTCCTGCTCCTCGAAGTCATAGTTGCCGCCCGGCGCGCCATACTTCACGACGTTGAAGCCGGCCGAGACGGCGCGCAGGATGCCCTGCTCCACCAGCTTGCGGATCTCGTCGATCCGCGCGCTGGTGCCCTTCGCTGCCAGCGCCAGGCGGCCGACGAGCCGGTCGTCCTCGGCCCGCACGTTCTCCCACCGGCCGATCGGGAAGCCGCCGCTGTGCCCGAACAGCGCCACCGGGTTGCGGTTGAACTGGTCGAGCCGCCAGCCGGCCGGGTTGATCCGCGTCCCGTGCCGGTCGAGACTGCCGTCGCTGATCACAAACTCGGCGCCGTCGCCGGCGGTGACCCGCTCGCGATACTGGATAGTCATTCGGGTTGCCTTAAATTCTGCCTGGCCGGCTCGTCCCAGGCCCTCTGCAGCAGCCGGCGCCGGCCCCGGCCAGAGTTGGCGTCAACAGCTCCACGGCCGGGGCCGCGCAGACTTCACGCGATCATCGCCAGCACGTCCGGCACCACGTCGACCTCGTTGAGCGGCGCCGCGCCCATCGCCATCGCCAGCGCCACCATGGCGTCTATGCGGCCCGCCGACCGCGCCTTGCTGAGCTTGCGGTTGCCGGCCGGGTCCGACTGCACCACCGCATTCGCCGCGCACATGGTCAGCACCGGGTGGTTGCCGTGCGCCAGCCGCCCGTTGAGGATCTCGCCCTCGAGGTCGCGCAGCGCCGGGCTCATGCTCTGGAACCCCTGGCCGAATTCCACGAAGCGGGTCTCGACCTCGTGCTCGGAAAAGCCGGCCTGCAGCAGCCACGGCCGCAGGTGCTTGAAGCCCCAGCGGTCGAAGGCGACCTTCCTCACGTCGAGCCGGTCGAAGACGCCGCGCAGGTGCTCCGCAACGAAC